AATATGGACTGAAGACGGAGATACTGATTTAGGAATCATCCATATGGGAATAGTTAAAAATAGATTTGGTCCTAGAAAACACACTACTATTTTAGGAATTGATTATCCAACGTTAACATTAAAAGAAATAGATGAAGATGGTATTTTGAAAGATAATTCTGATTCTAAAATGCCAAATATAACGGATGACATCGAAAAAGCTTTATTATGTGAAGAATCATCGGATTCTAATGATATAAGTCAAACTTTAAATAAATTAAATTTTTTATCTGATAATAATTAATATAGTGACTTTTTAATATGTTAGTGTAAATAATTTGGTGCATAGTAAAGCATATCATATTTTTACACATAAAGATTTAGACGGGGCGGTTAGTTTATTAACTTTTATCTGGTCGCATCCAGATAGTATTATTTCGTATGAAGAAATAACAAATCTGGAATTAAATAAGATAAAAGATTTTATTAAAAAAACTATTAACCCTCCTAATATATTAATATTAGATTTATCTATACGAGAAGAATTTATAAACGATTTAGATCATAGTTTCGTATCTATAATAGATCATCACGAAAGATCAATTCCATTAGCTAATAAATTTAAAAAAGCTAAAGTGTTTTTTAAAAATTTAACTTCTAATTCTTTATTAGTTAGAAAATTATATCAAAATTCTTCTCCAGAATTAACTGAAAACCAAAAAAAATTAATTTTATATGCGGATGATTATGATTGTTTAAGATTAAAATATGAACAATCTTTTGATTTAAATATTATTTTTTGGAATGAATTTAAAAACGATTTTTCAAATTTTATTAAAAAATATAAAAATGGATTTTTTGATTTCGAAGAAAAACAAAAAAGAATAATTTCAGAAATTAAACAAAAAATAAAAAAAGAAGTTAATAATTTAAAAATTTTTAAAGGTGAAATAAAAATAAATTCCGAGTATAAAAAAGCTTTGGCTATTTCCATAGAAAACTCAAATCCTTTACTGGTTGATTATTTAATATATAAATATGATTATGAGTTATTTATAATCATAAATACTAAAAATGAAAAGGTAAAAATAAGACAAAAAATAACAGATACCCCAATAGATTTAAAAAACTTTTGTGAAAAATATTGTGATGGTAACGCAACAACATTTTTAGGTGTAGGAAAACTAACACCATTATTTTTAGAATTGACTAAAAACTTTACTCCATTATGATAATAACATCTTCACAACAATTAGAAGAACTTTATAATCCGTCCGAAAAAATAAATATGGATGAATTTGAAGAATTAACACTTAAAGTTGGATCTTTTATATGCATTTCAAAAAGAAAAAAAATTAATTTTTTAAATCTATTAAAATTGATAATAGACGACAAAAAAACTCAAAAAATTTATTTCTCAATATTAGGAGAAAATAATTTACATTTAGTTTTGAAAGCGTATTTAAATTCTACTCCAAATTGTTATAAAAAAATATTCAGATCTAAAATGAATAAAAATGCAAAATATAACAGAACACCAAAAGAAAATATATAACATATATTTAAAAAACTCTAGACAAGGGAAACCATACAAATATAGAAAAGATTTTGATGAAATATCAGAGTATGTAAGTTTAAATTTAAAAAAATTAGATACTTTTTTTTCTAAATTTAAAAATATTAAGATAGAAGATTTTTTCGAATCTCCTAATTTAATATATGATAATCAACCATATCCAAAATTAGATTATTTCAATACTAGATCTGCTATAAGAGCTTATTCTATAAGTAGTAAACAAAAAGAAGATCAAAATCCAGAAAAACAATTTGATGATATTAAACAAAGTTTTTTGTTTATAATGAAATTTTGTTTACATCAAAAAATTGAAGTCGAAAATTATATAAATTATAAAACCGGATTAGTATATAGCTGGATGAATCACTATAGAGAAAGACAAATAAACATATATAGTTTAATGGAATTTTCTAATCTAATTAAAACTATAGACGAAACTCAAATAGATATTCTGGATATGTTTTCTAGTGACTTATCAAATAAAATAATAAAATTTAAAACTAGATATAATTCATCTCCTAAAACTATAGAGTTTGTTAAAAGGGGAACAGAGAAAATAAAAGATTACGTAAAAAAAGAGTTGCAAAAAAACAAATAATTGATATCATTAATTTCGATATGAGTAAATACACATCAACATTGTTCGAATCCTTGAAGGATTCGTTAAGCGCAAAAACAAACACGGAATCATCTTTTAAGGATTTCTTAAAATGTGAACCAGATAAAACATACGTAGTTCGACTACTTCCAAACCTAGAGGATAATTCAAAAACTAGATTTCATTATTGGCAGCATATTTTCGACAGCTGTGTAAGCGGGAAGAAAATTTCTATCCTCTGTCCAAATACATATGGAGAAAAATGCCCAATTGATGAATATAGATCCAAGGTTTGGGCTTCCAAGAATCAAGCATTAATTGAACAATCGAAACCACTAAGGAAGACTGAGAAATGGCTTTATAACGTTTACGTAATAAGCGATCCTACAAATCCAGAAAATAACGGAAAGGTTAAGATTTTGAATTCAGGAACACAGCTACAGAAAATAATTCAAAGTGCAATCGACGGAGACGATAGTCAAGAGTTTGGATTTAGAATTTTTGATTTATCTGAAAATGGTTGCAATTTAAGAGTTAAAGTTGAGAAGAATGAAGGTGGATATCCAACTTATGTAAGCTCTAGATTCATGTCTCCTTCAAAGATCGAAGGACTCGATGACGTAGATTCTATTTATGAATCCGTAAAACCACTAGATTCTTTCTTTCAGAGAAAGACATATGATGAGATTAAAAAACTCATGGATTTACACTTCTTCGGTAAAGAAGAATCAGAATCTACATCTTCTGTCATCGAAGAAGTCGAAGAAGACGAAGAACAGAATATCACCAAGTCATCTTCTGACGTTGAAGATAATAATCTATCAGATGAAGATCAAAGAATGCAAGATATTCTAAAAGATCTATAATATATGACTGAATCACAAGAAGACGCTTTGCAAGCAGCAATGCTTGCAAAGTTCGTCGGCTCAAGCCTCAATCAAATAGACTCTTTATCAATAGATAGAAGATCTGTACCAGCAAATAGATTAAACGTTAATGATTTTGTATCTAAAGTAACAAATTCTAATCCAAATCAAAATAGAAATAACGTATATAATCAACATCAAGCTAATAGCTCTGGATTTGCTGCTCCGCCACCGGAAGAAGTAATTCAAAGATTGATACCTGATCCGATTCCTAGATCATATTCTGATAATCAGCCGCAGATATCTAATCCGAATACAGTTCAAAATTCAGAAAAAATAGAAAATATTTTAGAAAATATTAATAAAAATTTAGAGCTATTAATTTCTCTCATAAAAAATGGATGACATTATTATACCCATTCCAAAAACATCATTAGAAAAGTTTTTAAAACCTATAAATAGAGCCTCAGACTCTTGTGTATTGAAAACTTATAAAAATTCAATGTATACAGTATGCACATCAGACGATAAATCTGTTATATTGTATGCATCATGTGATTTACCAGTAGAGATTTCAGATTTAAAACTTAATATAATTAGTATTAAAAAGTTTCTAACTGGTTTAGAATGTTTGGGTGATAATGGAGAATTTTCAATAGTTTTAAATAAAAACCATCTAAGATGCCAGAGTAAAAGCGATTTAGAAACAGAAAATATATTTTTTAAATATCATTTAGTTGATGATGGGATTATCACAGAATCAAGTGTTAACGTAGATGCTATTAAAAAATTAAATTTTGATACTGAGTTTGAAATACCAATACCCAAATTAAAACAAATAATGTCAGCATATTCATTTTCTACTGATGTTTCTAAAATATATTTTTATAGTAAAAATAATAGTATCTATGTAGATATAGATGATAAAACGATGAGTAACGTAGATAATATGACATTTTCAATTAATGATAAGTTTATAGGTGATCTTTTACATAAACCTATAGCTATTAAAATAGAAGTTTTTAAAAATTTAATATCTAGTAAACTCCCAGTTAAAGTAAAAATAAATAATTCTCATCAAGTTTTTGTTTTTCAGACTAAAGAACATCAAGACGTAGAAATAAAATATATAGTTTCCGCACTTGTTAAATAGAATATAAAATATAAATTAATTATATGGGTATTAATAAAATCACATCACTAAGTTATTTCATTAAACGTCTAAGGGATTCTGGATACGTAACTGATAAGTTATATTCGGATTATTCCAATTCGGATGCTAGATCATGGACCGTAATAGTAGATCCTAAAGGACTTTCTGTGTTTATAACATGTTTTAATAATCATAATTTTTTTGGAGAAGAATATTTTGCCATATATGATGGTGGACAATATATCCCAGACAATTTTAAACTAAAAACAAGTTCTATAGAAGTTGTAGTTGAATATCTTTCAAAATTTAACATAAATAATAAATCTCCATCATATTCTAAATAAAATGGAACCAAAAAAACAAAAATATAAAAGTAAAAAACAAACTAATATAAATTCATTATCTGGAGACAATAAAAATGATATTATTAGTGTTTCTACTATGATGGAAATACAACAAAAAGTTTTCGAAGAAATAGATAATTTAGAACTACAAAAAAGTTTATTAGATTGGGAAAAAAAACTTAAACAAAAACAAAAAATAGGAAAAAGAGATTTGTCAATACTAAAAGATACCATAAGTGAATATATGAATACATTTTTACTTTTTGGTTACAATTTAGATGATGACAGAGTTATAATTCAAAAATTTGAAAATCCAAGAGATAGAGATGCTATGATGGAATTTTTAAAAAATATATTTATAAAACAACAAAGTGAAAATTTTTTAGATTAATATGGACATAGAAGAAATTTGCAAACAAAAAATATTTAATTCAACGGTATTTAAATCAAATAGTTCTAAACTTTTAGATCCCGATTTTGATTTAAAGGGATTCGTTTGCGAAGTACTAAAAGTAGTAAACATACCAAATATAGATCCAGTTTTAAATGATCCGGAACCATTTTATACACCATCTCAAGATTTTTCAACATTATTAACTGTTGGTGATCCTAGAATGCCTTTAGGATTAGTGTTATCTGCATCATATATAAATTTCTTACCTAGAAATATAGTTAA